ATTCAAAACTTTTACAAATAATAAGAAGTATGAATTACATTATTGAAGTGTTAAAAGACACCCCCTTTCATAGTAGAGGGACTAAACTTAAGATGATAGAGTTTAGGGATAAATACGGGTCTTTGTTCTTAAAAAGTATGACTGACCACGGGATTGTAATGCAACTAGTACGAGAGCAAGAAACAAAGAATAGTCTTAATCTAACAGAAAAATTTATATCTGATTGGTTTTCGGCAAGTATTGTTCACCTACCTGAAGAATTACCTTTAGCTTTCATCTATGAGGACAAGTATTATATTAAAGAACTTGATGGAATGTATCATGTCTTCTTGTCACCTACCCACTATAAATGGTGGAAACAAGGAAACAAAGCCTTTTTGAAAGACCTAATTGAAAAGTTAGAAAAAGAATTTTCAGAAATTTAAATTTAATTTTATGGAAAACAAGCAAAATAAACCTAACTATCCGTGGCATCTTGCACCTGATTGGGTTAAGTATGCAGTAGAAGATCACGTTGGTGATAAATATTGGCTTGAAAATGAGCCATTTCTTAAAGATGGTTATTGGTGGTTGAACCCTGCAGATCCGGGGCGAAAAGAAAAAATAAAGTGGCCTAGTGATAATTGGCAAGAATCATTAGAAAAACGCCCAAAGTAAATTTTAATTTATGGAATCATCAAATAAATACCCTTGGGAATGGGCTCCAAAGTGGGCTGAATGGGCAGCAACTGATGAAGATGGCAGAGCATATTGGTATGAAGAAAAACCAGTTCAAAGACCAGTTCAAGAAGCAATTCTTTGGTTTTCATATACTGGAGAGGATCTTTTTTTAGGCTATAGCCCACATGCAGACATACCTTGGGATCAATCATTAGAAAAACGTCCTTTAAAAAAAGAATTATGAGTTTTGATATTAAACAACAATTTGTCACATTTCAGCAAGCTAAGAAACTTAAGGAACTTGAGTTTAGCGAACCTGTCTTTTGCTATTATGACAAGAAAGGTGAATTATTCTATCCGTTTGTAAGTAGCACTAATTCTTCTGACCCGGAAGAGTTTATAGTACATCTTCATGATTTATCTGAAGATAGTAATGCTTATACAGATACTTATTCAGCACCAGAAATCTGGCAAGTTGTCGAATGGGTTTCAGTGCATTACGATAGAGAGATCGAAGCAAGGCCTGTTATATATGCAGGTGATATGAAACCTTCTTATTATCAGGCTTACCTTGACGGAGTTGTTGCAAATCTTAAAAAGTTTGAAACAAGAAAAGCAGCTCTTCTTGAATCTATTAATGAATTTTTAAAATCTCAATTCTAGTTATGATTAAACCACATTATGTAGATTTTAATATAGCAAAGCTTTTACAAGAGAAAGATTTTAAAGAACCAGTTTATTCTTACTACAAAGAAAATAAAATTTTATACACTGTTATAAAAAATGATTCTTCTAATGTAAAGCTTGAAGCCCCTGTTGAAACTTTACTATAAAATTATAATACTCAGATTAGTCTAGGTTTCTACTCAGCACCTGAAGTCAGGCATGTAGCAGATTGGCTTTTGCAAAAACATAAAATCTGGATTCGAGTAGACTATTTTGTTTTAGGTGATAATCTTATAGTGTGGGATTATGAATTAGATCAAAACTATTCAACTGTTGTAGAGTTTGATGAAGCCCGATAGTTTAATTCCCTTGAAGAAGCTTACTCAGCAGCAATTACTTATGTTCTTGAAAATTTAATTTAAATAAAATGAAAGACGCTAGAATTTTAGAAAAAGTAATCCTTGTAGATTACGACGAAATCCAAGCATTAATTAACGAACATCTCAATCCAAATTATGATTTGGTTGCTGATGAATTATTACATAACTATAGTTACAAGTTGTGCGAGGAAATTGGACTACCAAAGTCTTATGACTTTGCAAAACATAAGACACAAGACTTAATTCGAGATTATGAAAACGGAACTATTGATTACGAATATGAAGGTCTATCAAGTTATCTAGAACTTCTTGTTCATATAGGACTTATTGAACCTGGAAATTATTTAATTAAAGTATCTTGGTAATGAAGACAAGAAAATTCAAGCTGATTAAAAAGTACCCCAAGTCCCCGGAAGTTGGACAAATACTGGAATTTTACGAAAATCAGTACGGAAGCATTCCTGCATCAGGATACAGTATTCAAGAATGTCTAAACTATCCAGAGTATTGGCAAGAACAATTTAAGTTCACATGGTTCTGGGGTAAGGATAAAGAGACTTCAGTAATAGAAGAGTGGAAAGGATTTAATGATCTTAATGAACTAAAGGCTCATTCTTATACACATAGTAAAGCTTATCTTACTCTTTATCCTGAAGAGAATGGAAAGTATTGGTCAAACTATACTGGAAATGAACCAAATGAATCTAAATAATATTCAAACTAGTTTAATTAAATTTTAAATTTCAAATCACAATTTATGGCAAATCTAATTGGTATTGTAGCACCAAGTGGTACAGGTAAATCTACTTCTTTGTTCCCTAATCAAGAATTGGGAATTAAAGGCCTGGATCCTAAAGAAACTATTATTATTAACGTAGCTGACAAGCCACTCCCCTTTCGAGGTGCTAACAAGATTTATGACCGTAACAAGAAAGTATCAGAGGGTGGCAATTATGCTAACTTAAAAGATCCTCTCCAAATTAAGGCTCTTCTACAGTATGTAGAACAGAGCCGACCTGATGTTAAAAATGTAGTGATTGATGACTTTGGATATGTTATGGCCTTTGACATGATGAACAAAGTAGAAACTCCTGGGTAAACTATATCATGCCCAGTATAAATCTCTCTAATTGCTGGAAGTCCCTTAGAGTTTATCAAACTACAACATAATCTGAAAAGATAAGTGTGAATGTTAAAAATTGATAAAATTGGGTAATCAGCAGCTAAGAACCTAAGTTGTAAAAATAAGGTTAAAGTTCAACGACTATCGAAAACTGTAAAGCGAGTAGAGTAGGGTAGAAATATCCGAAACGGGAGAATTATTTTTGTAGTATATTTGTGTTAAAATTATTAAACGAGGATGAAGGATTGAAAAAATCCTTACTACAAAATATAATAAGATATAGTCTAATCCTTATTGAAAAATAAGGTGTATTGATGATAAGTGGGTCAAGCTGGCCAGTGCTATGTATCAAGCTGTAGATGCTGCTCGTACTATGCGGGCAGATCTTAATGTGATCTGTATATTTCACCAAGAAAAAGGTGAAGATGGACGTAATAAGATAAAAACCGTGGGCAAGCTGATGGATAATGCTGTCTATTTGGATGGTTTATTTACAGTTATTCTTTTTGCTGAAGTAATCCAAGACTTTAAGACTGGAAAGGTAGAGTACAAATTTCGTACAAATACTAGCGGAGACTCATCTTGTAAAAGTCCAGTAGGAATGTTTCCTGATGTGTTGATACCCAATGACATGGGTTATGTAGTAGAACAAATAACTAAATACTATGAAGGAGAATAACATCTATCTTTTGCAAGACCCTGCAGATGGTTTATTCTGCAAGGGTGGGTCTCTTGTTCATCACAAGACAAAAGGCAACTGGAGTAAGACAGGTAAAAGATGGGGTTCTAGAAAGAACTTTCATCTTTTCCTGGCTCAGTACTTCAATAAAGAAACTAACAAGTGGAGAATCAATATGGACTATATAGTCTATGTAATTAACTTGCCTGATTGGAGTGTGACAAAAGCTTTTTACGAAACAATGCCTCTTTCAGAGTACATTACTAAAAACAAAGTAAATGGACACGAGTATATCGGAACCACTTGACAAGTATGGGTATCCAATTAATGATAGATTAACTTCTGTATTCAGAGATAGACTCAATCACTCAACCGGAAAATACATTAAAGATGATAATATGTGGTCTCTCTCTGAATATGATGAATGGCAATCTTACCAGTTTGATCGTGGTAAGGAAGAACTTGAATTTATTAACTAATTTTAACAATTTACAATTTAACAATTTACAGTTATGACAAACAAGAAAGAACAACTTGCTCAAATTTTTGATGAGGCTTGGCACAATCCTAAAGTAGAGTCAAAAGATCTGCCTGCTTATATTCTTGAGCAACTTATTTCACAAGGATTGGCTACGCCTGATTCTGTACTAGATGATGAGGGTGTACGAAAAAGTTATGCAAATCTTAGTAAAGCAGAAAACTTTGACTATACCAACTATCGGAAACGGCCTCGTAAAGTTTCAAACAGTATGGTATTTGAATTTAAAAAGGCTGAACCTGCAACTTTATTGCTTCCCTCTATGGAAGAAATGGTCAACATTCAAGGTCAGATGAATCAAGTAATAAATAATGTAGGAATGCCTTCTGATTTTTAAGTATAATTATTAACTTTGTACCCCTTAAAATCAAATGAAGACTAATTTCAATCTTACATTCTAATTATAATTTAAAATCTAATTCAAAAATGGGTTACGGATCTAATCAAGCATCAAAAACACCAGGCTCTTGGTTTACACCAGGAGTTAATCAGGCAAAAATTCAATCCTGGTCTATTCAAAAGAATGACCAAGGCACGTCCCTAAAAATTGTTTACGAGCTAATCTCTAACAATTCAGACTCTCCTTCCACAATCAATGAATTTATTTCCTTTCCTTCCAGTTCAAGCGGTCAGCTTTCTCCAGCCTCAATTAATCGTTTTGAAGGGCTGTTGAAGGTTTTCTTCTTGAACTTTACCACCTTTGAAAAGTATGTTCAACGCCTCGATCAAGTAGGTAATAAGTATGGGTTCGAGAGTATTTCTACAGATCAAGAAAAAGCAGCAGAACAGTTCGAGCAAATTATCAATGCTCTGTTTGATCTTGTAGGACGTGCTATTGAAGAGCCGGGTATTCTAATCTGTGGTTACGGAGCACCAAAACTATCGAATGGAGAACTCAAACAGTATGTTACACCTATGTCTTATGGACAAGGCAAGATCTGGAAAACAGCCTTCCGAACTAACACCGCAGATACGGAAATGCCCCCAGAAGCTACTGAATTTGCAGATGAAAAGACTCGAAAGTATAACTATTGGTCTTACACCAAAGACCCATCTATTGCAGTGCCTTCGCAGACAGCACCAGTTAAACCAGCACAAGACCAAGAAGCCTGGTAGATAGATTTTTGATTTGTTTATAGTTTACCGAGGGAGAGGAGCAATCCTCTCCCTTTACTATTACACTTATGGTTAATTATTCTTACCCTGAATTATTATCCCAGATAGACCAGATGCAGTGTTGGTTTCACATTGTAGGGTATACTCAATTAAAAGAACCTATTCTCAACCCTTTGAGAAAAGATACTAACAAGGGTTCTTGCTACCTGGACGAGTATAAGGGAAGAATAGTTTTAGTTGATTGGGCCCATCCTAACTACTCAGGAAGTGATGTAATTAAGGCTTACAGACTTCTAAATCCTACTAAGTCCTGGAAAGAAGTGTGTACAGATCTTCTAAAGATTAGTAAAAACTCAAAACCTAGTCCTTATGTATATCCTGGAATTGTAAAAAAATCTAAAACTACTAAGTTTGTGCCTTTTTTTCGAGATTGGGAAGAACCAGACCTAGAGTATTGGTATGCAAGAGGTGTATCTAAATTTCAACTAGATAGGGACTCTACCCTGGTTTCACCTATTCGAGGATACGAACTAGAGAAAGAAAGTACAATGATGACCTATAACTCTTTTGAGCTAGGATTCTCTTATAAATTCGGTGAGAAGTATAAAATCTATTACCCTCACAGAGAATCTTATAGATTTATAGGTAATGTGACCAGTAATGATATATGGCACCTTAAGAGAGATTCTGAAACTCTGCTAGTATGTAAATCAAGCAAGGATATGTTAGTTCTTGAGAACTTAACAGACTTTGATCTGACTCATATTCAAGGCGAGACTTACGGGCATCCTGATGAAGTAATGGTATTTAGCTGGGAAACTTCTTACAAAAGAATCATCTTGTTTTGGGATAATGACGAACCTGGGCTGTTGGGAATGGAAAGGTTTGCTAAGAAGTTTATCTTGACTAAACCAGAGATTAAACATTTAGATCTAGGCTTAAGCAAAGATGCAGACGAACTAAGAGTAAAGTATGGTCACGAACATAGTCTAAATATTATAAACGAATTGTTGTATGAAACTAATAACATTTAACGAGAAAGATCACTCAATTTCACTAGGAAGAAATGGAATAGGAATTAATAGAGGTTTATGGGTTAGTAAGTCTGCCAGACTCAGTGCAGATAATACTACTACTGAAACTGTTTGCCTGACACCAAAGACAGTTAGAACAGAGTTTTTTAACGGATACATTGAATTTCCTGTAGATGCTATTCCAGAAATTGTAGAAGAGCTTACTAAAATTTATAACAAATGACCACTAACGAGATTAGAGTAATCTTCTTAATAGATGACTCTAAGCAGGAAATATTTGTAAACTTTCTTAACTCTGTACTTAATAAAAACCTTACCTTTGATGATTATTTAAATGAGTTACGAAAAATTTACTGTCTGGTGTTACTAACAAGTCATCCTCAGTGTGAAAAAGCAGTTGAACTTTCTTACAGAGAAGGATTTAAAGATAGACAATACTACCTGATAGGATGTGATAAACTAATAATGGGAATAGATATTTTTTCACACTACGTTTATAACACTAAAAAAGAGTGGCCATCATTTGTAGATACCTATAAAAAATTACATAACCAAGAATTTAACTTACTATGATAAAATACAGAGGTCTGGAAGAGATAGAAAATTACAGAGCAAGTCCTGCTATCTCTCAATCTCTTCTTAAACACGTTCTTAGAGGATCTAAGGTTGAATACAAAGAAACTTTACCAATGATTCTCGGAAGTCTGTTAGACTGTATCTTAACCAGTCCTAACCTGACTGATAAGATTTACTCACCTAGTATGGCTAAAAGACCCTCAGCTAAAATACAAGAGATTGTAGACGAAGTGTTGGTGCTGGCTATGGATGAGGAAAGTCCTGACTCTTCTTTTGAGTTTTGGGAACCTAATCTGCTAGCTAAGGCTAGAGAAAAAGAGTACCAAGCTCGCTGGGGTGATGATGCGATCATTAATGCAATCACAAAAGATGCGTTATCTTATTGGAATGAGAAAATAGAGAATAAGGACAAGACTCTAATTACTCAGGAAGAGTGGGACAATATGTTTGTAATAGCAGGGATGATTAAATCAAGTTCTATTACAGGACGCTACTTCATAGAGCAACCTAAAGTAGATATTGAGTTTCAATTACCTCTTTACTGGAATGTAGATGGCACTCCATGTAAGGGTCTTTTAGATCAGCTTATTATTGAGCACGAGACTAAGACTATTTATATTGTAGACTTTAAGTCATCAACAGCAGGGACTATTCAAGATTGGTTTCAGATAGCCAGACAGAAAGCATATCACTTTCAAATGGCTTGGTATTATAAAGGTGTAGAAGAAAACTATAAGGATCTTATTTCTCAAGGATACAAAATAGAGTGTCGGTGGGTAGTTGTTCCATTAACAGGAAAGTTTAATCCTTGGATTGTTCCTTGTACTACTTCTATGCTCGAGGCAGGAAAGTGGGGACACTATACCTTTAAGACTATTCTTATAGATAACACTGAAAAACCACCTGCGTACAAGGAAGTATCAGTTCAAAGGAAAGGCTGGTTAGAAGCTTTGTTTATTTACCAAGATTGCATAGCTAAAGGGTATATGGATTTTGACTATATGTGGAATGAGTTGAATGGTAAAATCGGAGCTTCTTTAGCTGACGATCTGTTCTTTTGATACTAAATCTATAAATCTATAAATCTATAAATCTATGTCATTAGCTAAACTAGAAATGTTAGAAGCTCAACTAAGAGGAATTGAGTCTGGGTTGAATGATCCAAAGTATACTTATTCTGTCCTTGTAATGAGGGCTGGTATTTGTTATTGGCAGTGTGAGCTAAGGAACGGAGAAGTTCCAGATTTTGTAAAAGAATTTAACGAGAAACTAGTAGAACACATTAAGTCTAAGATTGAAGCCGAAAAAGAATTGCAAAATCTATAACTATAATTTATAATCTATAACTTATAATCTATGCATGTTAATCGTTCCTATTTGTATTTATTCCAAACCATATCCGGGTATGGAACTACCTTTATTTTAGAGTTGAACTCGTTGAGTGCTTATGCTAAGCAGAAAGTAGGCTCTACTATCAAGTCTTGTTATATAGCAGATGTGCTGTATTACAAGAGTAAGAATAAAAGTATCGAGATTGAAGATCTAGAGGAATTGCTGTTTTTCATATTTGACCCAAAAGGTTGTCAACAAGATGGAAAATATGTAAATGCTTCTACCGGGACTAAACAATTTAGTAAGTTCTTAGAGTTTGTAAGAAAGAATGCTAACTATGTAGATGATTACTGGGTAAAAGAAGGTCACTGTATAGTATTCAAAGTGCACAAAAAGTTCAGTCAGTCTTATCGGAAATTCCTTGAAAGTAAGTATAGTGAAATGTACACCAAGGAACAGATGAAAGATCTTCAGTATGTTCTAATTAGAACTGAACAAGGGGTAAAGAAACTAAACTATATTGCAGCTGTTCTTCTTAAAAACCACGAATATGGCACTCAAAAACTAGCCAAAGAGATTTATTTAAGATTTGGTGAAGGAACGCCTTTACCAGATAATCCTAATGAATATGATCTTCCGTGGCTCAAGTCCGAAGAGTATTTTAACTATGAGTTTCTTCACAACAAGAAAGCAAACTCTAAGAAGAAAGAAATAATAATTGTAAGCAAGGAACAAAATCCCGAAGAAGAACCTGTAAATTTTAATTCAAACGATGGTAACTGAAGATTTAATTTTAGAGAGTGTAGAAGAAAAGATTTATACATCTTTTTCAAACTGGAATTATGAGTACGAGAATAGTTTCTTTGAAGTAGAATTTTGTATTCCTGGTCACACAGAAAAGTGGTTTAATTGTTTTGTTCAAGTTCATCCTGATAAGAAGTATTGGACAATGATTTATCAAAACCCTGATAATTATAATGATTGGTGGATTAGGAATGAACCTATTAGTCAGTCTTTATGGTATTATGGTAAACCTCTAAGACCAGCAACATTTATTCATTTGTTCAATAAACTAGTAAATAAAAATGGGTAGTAAATTTAACGAAGGAGTTAATGCTTTTTTAGAGATTACAGAAGAAAGAGGTGATTTTACTTCCGGAATTATTTCTTTACTGAAAAAAATGGAAGAGGATGACATTATTACTATTAATGAATCTCAAGAGTTTGTAAGTGAATTAGCTAAGTTTCTAAGCAGTACAAAGCAACTTCATTTTAATTCTTTTATGAAAGGTGTTCAATTATCAGATAAAAATGTTACAAAATATGAATCAACAAAATAATGGCACCTCTGTTAAGGTACTGGCTTATTCAGCTTCTTTAGAAACTCACGATAAGCTGCTTACTCTTTTAGTTAGATTTCCTAGAATCATCGAGCCGGAGGTATTAAGGCATCGTTCCCTGTCTTTTAGTGCTGCTAGTTCACGAGCAATGAATGCAAGTGGGCATATTAAGAAGGTCACTGAAGATATGTTTATTCCTAAGTTCACAAAAGAACAAAAAGGAATGAGCGCTAAAGAATACTTAGATGAAAAAGAACAAGATTATGCTTCATTATCTTGGCAAATAGCGGGATCTACAGCCCTTATAAAATCTAAGAAGCTAGTACAACTAGGTGTTCATAAACAACATGCTACAAGGCTTTTACAGCCTTTTGAGTATCAAGAAATGATTATTACTGGAACTAACTGGGAGTCATTCTTCGAGTTACGGTGTCCTAAATATTATATTCCTGGATATGAAAACGACTATTACCGTAGTTTGGTAGATGTTATACGAATGACTGATAAATATGATCTCAAAGGCTTTGATTCTGAAAAACATAATGCTTCTTCTGCACAACCTGAAATCCAACATTTGGCGGAAAGAATGTGGGATATATATAATCTTAGTGTTCCTAAAACTGGCGGCATTCATCTTCCTTTTGGTTATAACGAAACTTTATCCTTAGAGGATAACTTAGCCCGTAATGTAGCACAATGTGCCCGTATAAGCTATTTAAGCGAGGTAGATGATATTGAAAAAGACAAGACTCTTTACAACAAGTTAAAAGCTGAACATCACTGGTCTCCGTTTGAACACATCTGCTTTCCAATGAGTCTCCACGAATGGAGTTTGTTTTCTACTTCAGTCTTTTATAAAGACAAAGAAGGCAAACAAATGGTACGTACAGACAGCGGGCTATGTAAGAATTTCCGTGGCTTTATCCCGCTTCGATTTATTGAAGAAAATAACTTAGATTTCAACAAATATGGAAATACTTAATGTTATTGTTATTCAACAGGGTTACATAACCAGCGTTCATTCTTTTGTAATGGATGAATCTAATAAAGAAGAAATTACTAAAAGAGCTACAGATGCGTTTATTGATCTTATTAAAAAACAACCAGACGTAACTGATCTGGAAATACAAGAAGCTTTGACTTATGGAAGTTGGTATCGATCCAATAGTTACAAGATCCTACTTACAAGTTCTCAAAAAGTAACAACCTAACTTATGTAATCTCAAAATGATAAGTAAAAATAAATTTATTTATTGTATCAAGGTAGTGTGGCCGGTTCAATTTGTAGCTTTATTCGATAGTCTTGTAGGAATATGTACTTTAGGATGTTATATACCTTCGACTACTTCTCGTGTTATAAATTATTTAACCTATGTATATAGGTATTTACCAAAAGATTAACATATGTACATCTCAATTTATAAATCAGATAAACCTGAAGTCTGGGACTCTCTGGTAGAGTTTGCTACTAAGGAACTGAGTATTTACCGTACAGAACAAGGGACTTTCAAACAAAATGCTACTGGAAAAATCTATCCTGATCCTAAGTGGGAATCTTCAATATGGGGCGGATTCTTAGCACAAGACAATGAGGAAGCTTTAAAAGGTTTTGTTAAGTCTCAAGAGTTCTTCAATTTCTGCAGTCAGTTAGGATACACTATTTATTCAACACAAAAGCTTAATAATGCTAATTAAATTAACCGGAGACAGCAGCTGGGATCTGTTTATTAATTCAATGAACGAAGATCTCACCAACATAGCAAAGACTATAAACTATGGATTTGACGATCTGTTGGAGTCTTTAAACATTTGGTAATTATGTCACAAGAAAAAGATAAAATAAAGGAAGAAGAAATGCCTCTTGATTATTACCCTCCTAAAGATTTAGCAAATCTTATTTGGGGAGTTTGTTTTGATTATAAAGATGTTGAAACAAATAACATTCAAGAAAGAGTTAAACTTGCGTGCTTCTTTGTAGAAAAAATCTATAAACTTCAAAACTGTAATGACTAAAATACTAATTTATTTTTATAACAAATACAAGGACGTATGAATTACACAAAGCTTTTAACTACTGAAAGTGAACTCAGAGCAGTACCTGTTGAATCAACTCGTACTTACACAGCTATTCCGCATGGAAAAGTCATTGATGATGTAAGATTTTTCTTACAGAAAGCAGGACTTAGAATTAAATCAGAACATTATACCCAGTGCTCGGATGGAAAAATCGCACAGGGCAACTATGTAATTAGTAACGTAGAAGATCCTGAAATGGCTCTTCAATTTGTATGGCAAAACTCTACAAACAAGCAAGTAAGTTTTAAGGCTGCATTGGGGACACATGTCTTTGTCTGCAGCAATGGTTGTGTGTGGGGTGATATGGGTTCCTTTAAACGAATCCATAAAGGATCTGCTGATTCTGACTCTTACAAAGAGATTGAACGTCTTATTGGAGAAGCCTCTGATCTGTTTGGATATATGATAGAAGATAAGAATAAAATGAAAGAAGTGCAAATATCCAAGACTATCCAAGCAGAATTACTAGGACGTATGTTTGTCGAAGAAGAAATTATTACAATGACTCAACTTGGAATTATTAAACGAGAGATTGAAAATCCAAGTTTTAATTATGGCTGCGAAGGAAGTTTGTGGGAACTGTATCAACACTGTACTCACTCTTTCAAAGAGATTCCACCGAGAAACTGGATGTCTAATCAGATCAAGTGTAATGAGTTTATGTCTCGAATGATTTAATAATTTAATGATTTAATGATTTAATGATTTAATGACTTAATCCAACCAACTAAATTTATTCACTGGACAGGTAAGGAAACTTACCTGTCCTTTTATCTTTAACTTGTATGGAAAATAAATTTCTTAATGATCCTGAAGGAAAAATTGATGGACTTCTTTCCTTTAAAGATGCTATAGACGAATCTAAGTGGAAACTTCGAGTAAGTGAACGTCTCTATGAGTTCTTCAGACATAATCTTAACTCTTATCATTTCAGTGAATTATACGAAGATTATAAAATAGGAGACTTAAATCTAAATTATATAGATTTCAGTGAGGATGCTTTTGATAAAATCAGTTACTCTGGCCTGTCTAAGATTACAACCGGAGATTATGCAGCTGTTATTCTTTTGGTACTTCCTATTGATGGAATAAATTATGAAGCAAGGATTCAGCTTACAGGAGATTCTTTTGAATTTTACACTCATCCCGAAGTAGAAGTAGTACAATTCTTTAAAGAAAATGATTTTAGAAAGGTGGGATATTATCAAGCAGAAATTCTCTTGGGTAGTATTAACACAACTCGTGTAGTAGATTGTAAGTATTATACCAGAACAAAAGCAAAGCCCGGTAAGATATTTAAAATGCTTATGCCTTCTGCCACAGATAAAGAGATAGACTACTATGTTAGTATGTACAAGGCATGGTCTCTCAGGCATTTTAACCCTGATTCGCTCTATACGTTCAAAATAGTAGAAAGAAAAGACATTGCTAAGTATTACAATGAAAGTAACTATGATTCTAAAGAAGGCCCATTGGGGGAATCTTGTATGAGGTATGAATCTTGTCAAGAGTACTTAGGCATTTATACTGAAAATCCTCAATGTAAACTTGCTATCTTAGTTGATGAGTCTACAGATAAGATTTCTGCCCGAGTATTGATATGGGATGATAAGTATTATGACCGCATTTATTACTCGGTAGAGAAAGTGAGAGTTTTAATGCTTAGTCATCTGATGAAGGATAACCGCTATCAAAGTATTCACCACGGCAAGAGTTATATGACACAGAGCTTGTATGATAGCAAATCTGTAGTAATAAAACTAGATAAGACTAACTTCAAGAAGTATCCCTTTATGGATAGTCTTTTTCTCTTAAACACTAATACTAACGAAATCAGTAACTGTATAGGAATACATCCAAATAAGGTGCTGGGCTGGACTGATGGTGGGTCTGATACAACCGGGTCAAACTATCATATCTCAAATGATAATCTTTTGTCTTATTTCCTCGAAGATGAGCAAGAGCCCGACCTATGCTGCGAACATTGTGGTAGCAATGAAGATGTTTGTTATATAGGTGCATACGGAGGAGAGCTGTGCAGTGAATGTTATAGATGCTGTGATTATACTTCTACAGAAGACCTGTACACTTGCTTTGTAGAAACCTACGAAGGTAACTACTGCCATGAAAACTCAGCAGTGGCTTTGGTTACAGGGGAATATGCTTACCGAAGAGATCCTCATATTACAAGACTTGATTCATGTTACGGATTTTCAGCGTGGGCCCACGAAGATGATACTGCAATACCCTACGGAGAAGAAAACTCTTTCTTAATTAATGATCTTCATTATGATGAAGAAACCTTTGAATACTATACTAAGTCTGGTTACGAAGAATTAATGATAGCACGTCAGGAAATCAAAGAACAAGAATGTCCGGAATGTACAGAAACAGCTGTACCAATTAATGAAGAAAAAGAAGAAGAGAAAGTACCAGAGCAGCAATTTTTCCAGGATATAGTCAATCAGTCTTAGTTAATCTAGTTGTTTAATCGTGAGAAATTTAATTAAGTTTATATAAATTGACATAACATGACGAATAAAGAAACTAATTCGGGCTTTAACTTTGAAAAGAATAAAGATCCGTACAGAAATTATAAAAGTGGAGCTAAGAGTAATCACAGCTATAATTACAAATATGACTTTGATTACGGCATCTATGATTACCCAAAGAAAGCATCCGTGGAAGAATCAGTGAAGAATCTTGTAAAAATTGGTAAGGAAGTCCCTGACTTGGGACTTCTAAACCAATTAGTTAGTAATCAGTCCCCTAGTCAAAGTAGAGAACTTTCCAAGTTTATTGAGTGGATTATTGAGTATGTCTATCGAAATATTCCTGATGTAGAAGTAGATATTGATAAGGCAGGAAATCTTTTTATGATAAAAGGTAAGTCAGAATACTATCCTTGTATAGTAGCTCATACTGACACTAATCAGTCTTTGCATGATTCTGTAATCTTGATGCAAATAAATGAGATCCTCTTTGGCTGGGATGGACTAAATAGCTGTCAGGTAGGCCCAGGATTCGATGATAAAGTAGGCATCTTGATTGCACTTCAATGTCTTAAAAAGTTCGACGTACTTAAAGTATTCCTTCCTATCAATGAAGAAGTAGGATACATAGGTTCTGGCAAAGTAGATATAAAGTGGTTTAATGATGTATCCTATTGCATTCAGCCTGACCGCAACTCATATAAGACAGACTTTATCACCTATACTAATGGGGTAGATGTATGTTCTAAAGAGTTTGTGAGAGCTTGCCAACCTATGATGAGTAAGTACAATTATTCAGAATCTAGAGGTATAGGTACAGATATTGGCGAATTAAAAGCACGCGGACTTAAATGTAGTGCAGTTAATGTATCTTGTGGTTATTTTAAAGAACATACAGATCAAGAAGTATGCAGTATTGTAGCATTGCATAATTGTCTTAACTTTGTGACTGATTTGATTACTACTTTGGGGAGCCAGCGTTTTGAGCATATCTATAAAGATACTTACCGTGGTGAATTTAGTTCAAGACTAGATTCTCCGCTGTATAAAAAAGAAGAACAACACTACAAAGATCACGATGCGGATTATGCAGAAATCTGGGGGTATTATCATGAAGACTATTATGACAGACAAGATAAAGAACCAGAAGAATATATCTCTGATTATGTTTGGGATTCTTCTAATCTGATGTTAACAGCAGATGATCTTGAATATCTTGATAATGAATTTTGTCCGGTGTGTCAGGAATGCATCCATGAAACTCAGGTTGATACTTACAGATGCTACCACTGTCATGCAGATTATTGGAAAATAGATAAAAATGGCAATAGTAATAAAGGGAACAAAGCAAACAAGCGGCAGTAAATCTTATGTTAGTTTTCCCAGAGAAGAGTACGATAGATATTTGAGTAACCTTGAAGATGGAGAAGAAGTTATTATTGAAATATATAATAAAAGAACTCGCCCCCAGAACAGGTTATTACATAAACTCATATCTTTGTACTCTTTTCACACGGGGGAACCATTTGATGTTTCTAAAGCCTATCTGGTATGTAAGTTCTTTGGCTGTTCAGATGCTATCATAGATGGAGAACATTATAAAGTTCCTGTCTCTACTTCAACTCTGAAGAAAGAAGACTTTAGTAACGGGCTTCAATCTATGATAGTATTTTTTCAAACTGAATTGAACTTACAAGTAAACTTAGAGCTATAATTAAACATTAAACATTAAACATTAAACATTATACTATGAAAGTAATTAAAACAACACAAGAAGTAGCAGATGGTGTAGTGACTATTTACACACCTATTGACTCGCTTAGTATCTTTAGAATTACTCACTATCCTTCCTACAAAGATGAAGAAAGCGGTGAAGAAAAGCCTCAGTTTCTAGTGATAGAACAGAATCTTTTGGTTCAGAATGTTATCCCCGTGACTCTAAAGAAAGCCCGTCTGACTAAGAGAACTAAGGATTATGAATACTTTGATATTGAAGAAGCTAAGTCTGCTGCTCAACCTATGTTTACTAAAGTTGATAATCCAGATGAAATTAACTCTATTCTTTCAACTCTAGAATCATCTGTATGGAATCTTTGAAGACAAAGCCTACAGGAAGACTTATAATGTATCATGTAGGTAAGACAGCTCAAGTTACTAAAGAAATAGAAGTAATCAATCTAGAAACAGGAGAGTCTCACTTTAGAGAGAGCGAGCCTATTTTTATCACTGACCCAGGGCTTTCAGATGAGACTCGAGTATTAATGGATAACATTTATGTAAATCTTAATAAACTTTACAACTTGCTTAAATAACTCAATAGCAGGGAGGAAACTCCCTGCTTAATTTACTCTTAAATGAAACGAAATAAACTATTACAAAAGAAACCTATCCAGGTAAAGAAATGTGATGTATGTCACAAGAATCCTGTATGGAAAATAAAAACAGTAAATGGAGAGAGATTAAAGTTATGCCAGCAATGCCTTGCTAAGGCCGAGAAAAAACAGTTAGCAGAAAAGAAAGAAAAAGTTAAGTTAAAAAACAAGATTAAAAGGGAGCGAGTTACCGAGAAAAAGTTAGATACTATATTCTCAAGACTGGTTAGGAATATATATCCTCCGGTGTGCCATTCTTCGGGAGTCAGCATTACAGTTGAAACCAGCCACTGTGCTCACTTAGTAAGTAGAAGGTATAGGTGTGTAAGATGGGATCTTAGAAACTGTTATCCTACCACCCCTTCGGAAAATTTACATAATCAAATTCACGTTATATATCTTGCAAGAAAGATGAAAGAATATTACGGAATTGAAATAGAGTACTGGGATCAACTAACTAAGACTTCTGTATGTAAACTTACTGAAGGTCAGCGTAAGTACCTTTATGATGTGTTTGAGGAAGCCTTAGATCAAGTTTATTCTATACTATTAACATCTGAGCCTTATGAAAAATTAGCCAAGTTAAGACTGGAGATAATTGAAAAGACCAAGCTTATTGGATGATTGGATAATCTTTAAACTTTAAACTTACATTATTATGAGCTCTATTATTAGCAAAGCACTAATTAGCCTGTGGAATAAGTTTAGTTCTTACAAGACCGGAACTGTTAAGAAAAAATTAGTTTTTAAAAACTTTAATGAGTCAATACGTTTCTTTTTAGTAGTAGAAATAAATGGAGAAGAATGTGACTTTGAAGTCACTGAATCATTCATTAAAGATCTAAGGCAAGGATCTTTAATTGTAGCTAAATGTGTAACATATCAAAACTCTAACTATATTTGCAGCATTCTATGATAACACTACCCTCTTTAATAGTAATTACAATAGGCTTTATACTGGTCAGTATTATACTATGGGTCATAAGACCTACGGAAGAATATGACATTGACTGGTGCCCAAAAGGATATACTAAAGTTAAAGGAATTATTTCAAGTAAGTTTGACGATAAAATATTTGTGGTTGTTTTATTTCCTTATGGAGAACTCCCTAATGAGATTGTAGAGATTTATATTCCTTCTGGACTTAAGTATTATTATATTCACGATAATGAAATAGAACTGTATAGAAATAATACTACAAAAGAATATAAACTTAGGCATCCTTATGAAAATAAATTTATTCCTTCAAACGTAATGTAATATATTAATCTTTAACTTTTAACTTTTAATTTTTAATTTTACTAAGATGATTCTCAAATTTAAAAAAATCCATCTAGATGCAACTCTTCCAAAGTATGCAGTAGAATCTTCTGCGGCTCTTGATATGACTTGTGTTGCAAGAATCTGGAACGAAGCAAATCAAAACTTTGAGTATGACACAGGCGTAGCTGTAGAAATTCCTGAAGGGTATGTAGGCCTGCTGTTTCCACGTTCTTCTGTAGCTAATACTCGATTGATCTTATCTAACTCTGTAGGGGTGATTGATCCAGGTTATCGTGGAACTGTGGTTTTTAAGTTTCGTGATCTTGAATACGGAGAGGGTGGTGCAGGGTTGTACAACCCCGGTGACCGTATTGGGCAATTACTAATTGTACAAGCCCCACAAGTAACTCCTGTATTTGTAGAGAAGCTTTCTGATTCTGTTCGTGGAACAGGCGGGTTTGGTTCAACTGGAAAGTAATTTTAAACTTAAAACTTAATGGACATTGGACATAACTAAATGCAACGATACAAAATGTCCTGTTCGAGGACACTGCAGGAGGTTTACAGCCGAACCTTTTGAACCATATCAGTCTTACTTTAGTGAAAGTCCGGCTGAATATGAAAATGGACAGTTTGTAAACTGTACAGTATTTTGGGGAGTCGAACATCAATCTATTTTAAATCTTTTAATGGATATAGCAAATGGTAACAGACACTGATACAGGCATTAAAGACAACTCAAACAAGACACAGACTATGGAAGTGTGGGGTGAGTTTCAAAAGAAAATGGCAGAAGCAATGACTGTAAGTAAGACAGGTAAGTATCCTCCGTTAAACTGGACAAGGCCACTTAATCCTTATGATCTACTTCAGTCTATAGAGAGGCACTTCTTAGAAGTGAAAATAGCAATGCAAGAATGTGACATAGATGGATTAATTGACGAGACAGATTACATGGAGCATCTTGTAAAGATTGCCAACAACTGCTCTATGCTTCAATATCAACTGACTAATTATTATACTACACCCAGCAAACTGCACGATGCTCTCGAAGAATGGGCAAACACTTAGACTTAGCTATTCAGGTGGCACAGCTTAGCCAAAAGAAACCCAGAGTTGGCTGTGTTATAGTAAAGAAACGCAAAGTAATAAGTCTATCCTGTAACTTAACTAAGAGTCATCCTCTTCAGAAAAAACTTACAATATTAAGATTTGATGATGAATTTCTTGACAAATGTAAATCTGAGCAGCACGCAGAATTTGCTGCAATTATTTCTATTAAGAACAAGGATATACTTAAAGGAGCGTCTATTTATATTGCTCGTTTGGATTCTGAAGGTAATACACTCCCAGGGTTTCCATGTCCTGCTTGCTACCATCTTATAACTAAGTATGGAATCAAAAATATTTTTTACACTTAAACTTAAACTCAAACATTTTTAATTTATGAAAAAACTAGCATTAAGTCTAGCCTTGTTTGTATCTTTTATCTCTTATGGCTTTAGCCAAACTACTGATGCTACTGTACCAGACAGCACTCTAATTGCAACAGGTGCGGTCAATGACACTGTGTATTTTGATGCAGTATTTGGCTATCCAAATTCTACATTGAAAACAGAACATTCTCGTTACATTATCGAGTCTATTATGTTTGGCCAACGTAAACAGCCTATTCGAGACTACTGGGAAGTTTATTCTCGTCGCAAGTGGACTCGTCTGCCAGAAGGAAGTAAGATGCTATTGTGGGCTAGAAAACAAGAAAACAAGTAATTCAGTTTAACTTTCAAACTTCAAATTCTATGAATAACCTTGCTCCCGCTCTAGTTGTAATTGCTTTGACTTTAGGTCTTATCTTTCTATTTAGGGACAAGTCTGCTGATTTACCTGTTATGTCTTTAGAAAAAGCTAACCAAATAGTAAAAGACATTCAGGGGGATTCTCTTATAGGTAGGCCAGACACAGTTTATGTAGATCGAGTAGTGTATAAGACTAAGTTTGTATCTTATCAAGGCTGGGACTTTAAGGCTTGGACTGTATTAGATTCTGCAGGACTGCTTAGTCCTGATACTGTATTTTTAGATACGTTGGTATTATTTGACACAATAGCAGTATTACAACACGATTCTATTTTAATCCCTTTGGTCCATCAAGACACCCTCTCTTGGTATAAAGTATACCAAGGGTCTGATACCACAGAGCATTACACACTAGAGTGGGAAGCAAGAGTTAAGTCTGATTTATCTGAGTTTTTTATGTATCCCATAGTTACTCCTGTAAAGTCTAAGTGGTACGATCATCCTACTGCTGAAGAGTTAGCAAGAGAGACCCTATGGTGCAGAATACTTAAGGCACTCAGGATTAAAAAAGAATGCAATAGAAAATAGTATGACTTACAAACGAAAAGATTTAAAAAAAAATGTAAGTAGAGACCCCAGCACTTTAGTCTGGGATACACCAGATAATAAGTATTATGTCTCAACCGCTGATGTAGAAGATGCTATGTTTCATGTCTGGTATAACAACGACGTAGAGTGGGAACTGATCTTTACCGGACATAATATGGAAGATTGCATAGAACAAATAAACTTTCACCACAGAATACACCTCACTTAAATTCAAAGGAATGAATCATTTTAATGATATTCAAGAACTATTAGTAGCTGAAAATTTTCTACTAAAGTCTCAAACTGCACAAGACAAAGAATTGTTAGAAGAAAGCGTAAAGTTTCTTAAGCAATATGTAGCTACTGATCCTGATAACAGAGAAGATATTGAAGATCATATCTTAAAAGTTATAAGCAGGTTGGCATAAAAAAATTTTCCATATTAGCGATTAATAAGTGCTGCTGCAAAGTAGCACTTATTTTTTCCTACCTAGAAAAGATAAAAGATAAAACATAAAACACTAAACATTAATAAATATGGGATTACCACTGATTAAGATTTTACAAATTAGTCCAAAGGCTTGGAACTGGATTTTATATTCAGGTAAAGGAAACCAAGTCTTTGCTTCTGCTTCTTTTAAAACTATGGAAGAGTGTAAGGAACACTTTGAATCTGTTAAAGGATTTCTTAGCGGAGATTACAAAGTAGAGATTGTTTATCAAACAGGACACAATAGTGATTCAGAATTTGAGTTTCCTGATTTCATTGAAAGTCATTAATCATTAATCATTAATCATTAATCATTTAAACTATAATATAAACTATGAAAAAAGATTCACCTGCGTTACAGGTCACACCTCCTTGGGGACCTATTGGCTACATTGTGTATAAG